CTACCTTAAGAGTATCCATAACAGCCTTACTAATTTCATCTCGAAGTTCTACTTCTTCACGAAGTGAATCAATGAGTGCTTGAGCACCTTGCCACTTACGATCTCCGTAGTACATCCAACCGCCACGACGATCTACTATACCATTCAGAATAGATAGTGCGACAATCTCTTTACCGGTGTCATAGCTACCAGCATCAATTGGACCACCTTCTGAGAAGTAAAAGTCTAGGTATGCAGTCTGTTGTGGAGGATAGGTCTTATTCTTGATAGTACGGACACGAATAGTCTGACCTACACGGCGCTTATCCTGACCTGTACCAACCTCTAGCCAGTCATCACGCTTTACTTCACAGCGTACACTGTAGGCATAGTCTTTGCCAAGACCACCCGGAGTTGTACGTGGATCGCCATGCATTACGCCAATCTTCATACGGTACTGGTTGATCATAATTCCAAGAATAGGGCGTTCTGATTCAATCAGATCACGTTTTGTAGCTGAAGCTACTTTTCTGAAGAACTTGTTCGTGATGAGAGCTCCACGTCCCACAGTGAATTCTTCCATGTGCTTTTCGTCTTCCGCTGAAGGAACGAGAGCGGGGAGAGAATCAATAACAACCATGTCAACAGCTTTACTTTCCATGAACTGGATAACGGCATCAAAAGCATCCTCCATACTATTTGTTTCTACAAGAATTACACGCTCTGTATCAACGCCACAAAGCTCTGCGTACTCTGGGTCAAAGTCTTCAGCAGCAATCCATACAGCTGTAAACTCTGGGTTCTTTTGTTGGTTAGCTGCAATGGTGCGTAAAGCAATAGCAGTCTTACCGTGTGAAGCTTCACCAACTAACTCTACCCAACGATTCATTGGCCAGCCCCCACCTAGAACTACGTCAAGTGTTAGGGATCCTGAAGGAATTCGATCAGGAAGATTAACCTGGTTAGCAGTTACTACTGTGCCTGCACCAAGCTTCTTATTAATGTTTGCTACAACCTTCAATGCATCTGAATTGATAACGGCCATTACTCTAGTCTCCCTACGATTGTTGTTGGATTAAATCCGCCATTTTGTCCTACTTGTTTTGATGCTACTACTGGACCATTACCTGTACCAGTTCCAGATAAACCAGAACCTTGTTGAACAATAGGGTAGCCACAGTCGTAGCAACGCATACGTCCACCAGCAGGTGAAGCCATATAATTTCCTGAATAACATGCGGGGCAACGATCAGAAGCCCGTGCACTCTGTGCTTTAGTTACTAATTGATCTTGATTAGGATCATAGTTTACCTGGGTATTGGGTGCACCGGGTGTCGCTCTGTATACGTTACCAGTTGGGGGAGTAACCGCCGGAGTTGGCGTAGAGCTAGGAGCTCCACCTAATTTATTAGCCCACCAATTACTACTCATCATCCACCGCCAATGACTTTATAAGTCCTAGATTAAATAATGTTGATACGCAAGATACAGAAGATGACAGAGCAACAAGTCTAAATAACCTTGTAAGTTGTTCTAAGTCTTCTACACCAAGCTTTTCTAACTCTCCGTAGTCTTCTTCTTCATCTTCGATCATGTACGCTGATGCAGCAATCTTTGCTGCAATGTCAGCATGCGAATCAATAAATGGGAGTAAGGTTGCAAACTTCTCTAAACGCTTCTGGCTCTCACGCTCTTCCATCTCAGCCACATCATCAGAGACTGGCGGTAACCCCATTAGGTTAGCAATCTCTTCTGCAGGCATAAGCATAGTATCGTATATAACTTGACGAATTAAAACTGGCAGCGGTAGGTGTTTAATCTCTACACGCTTTACTTTGCGTTTCTTTTTCCAGAACACTATTTAGCTTCTCCCCACCGCTGTACGGTTTTTACATCTGCGATCATAGGGATGTTAAGAGCTTTAATGCCTTCCATAGCCTCACGAATAGCTGCTGCTGTTTCTTCAGCTAAATGATCTGGAGTAACAGTTACCAATTCATCGTGAATAGTCAGGATCAAACTTGACTCATCCGGGATCAACTTATGTGCCCTAATCATAGCAAGCTTTATAAGATCTGCCGAAGACCCCTGGATTACTGTGTTAAAAGCCTGGCGTTCAGCCCGAGAACGTTGCCACATAACGTTAGATCTTAGGTCAGGAATATATCTACGGCGGTTTAGGTAGGTTAGGGCATAAGGTACTGGCCCACGTCTACGGCTCTCGTTGATAACCTGTTTCTTGTACTTAGCTACTGATGGGAACTTAGCCATAAAAGCATCAAGTAGATTACGTGCCTCGTTAACTGACACACCAATTGAATCGGCAATCTTATCTGGACCAACACCGTACATCATTGCAAGCACAAGTGTCTTTGCAGCGCTACGGTCTACGCCAACGGTATTACCAATAGTGGTGTAGATATCCACACCCTCGATGTAAGAGTTACACATAATTCTATCACCGCTAAACGATGCTAGAACACGTGGTTCGATCTGTGAGTAGTCAGCTACTACAAGCTTGCTTCCCTCTGGGGCAACAAAAAGATTACGAATTGCCTTACCGTTAGGAGTACGTGGGTTAGGAACATTCTGTAGGTTTGGATTACGACTAGAGAAACGTCCAGTTTCTGCACCGTACTGAATAAAGTCTGTGTGGATCTTACCCTTTAGTAGCAAACTCTTTTTGGCAACAGTCTTAGACTTACCTGCTAGTGTGCGGGTAATGTCTCCGCCAAGGTAAGGAACTACATAAGTAGTCAAAAGCTTATTAAGGTCAGAGTAGTTAAGCATCTCGTCTACTAAAGCATCTTTGCCAGCAAACATCTTTAAAGCAGGCTCTGCTACTGAGAAGTCAGATACGGTAGGTTGTGACCCAGCTTCAATACGCTTCTCTCCGGCAGGTGTAAGAACCTTTGGACGAAGACCTCTACCACCTTCTGTCTTCTTAGAGAATAGAATCTTTTGCTTTTCAGGTACGCTGTTGATGTTAAATGCTTTGCCTGCAAACTTATAAATGTTAGCCTTAGTAGTTTCTAGCTGCAGCTCTAGGTTAGCCTTAAGTTTACCTAGCTCATCTACGTCAATGTTTGCACCACGAAGTTCCATGTTACAGATAACTTCAAGCACATCCATTTCAAGAGTAAACAAACCACGAAGACTATCAGCGTCTAACTTGTCAGCATACTTATTCCAAAGCTTCCAGGTCCATTCCGCATCAAGACCAGCATAGGTCGCTACCTCATCAAATGAGTAGACCTCTACTTCTTTACCGACACCCTTTACCATGTGATAGCCGAACTCACGCTTCAAGCAATCATCTAATCCAAGGTTAAGTCGATCCTGCGTGTTAAGAATAAAGGCAGCATTGAGGGTACACGCATATGGCTGCGCCGGTAGTTCACCAAGATACTTGGTAACGCTCTGCAGATCAAACTTTAAGTTGTGACCAATCTTAACCTTGTCACTAAAGAACAAAGGCTTTAGCGCTTTGAATACTTCACCAGGAGTTAGTTGCTCTGGTGCTTCTGTAAAAATCTTTTTGGCCTTACGCTCATCCTTACTATAGTCTGAAGGACGGATAGGTAAGCCTTTAATGATGCGATCTTGTGCAGAGGGAAGCAATGGATATTCTGTACGAACATAGTCGCCATTTGGATGGCCCATAGGAATAACATCCACACGGCCTTCAGTAGCCAATGCGATCCAAGTGATTATGTTCTGACGTGGATCTCCCCGATGATCCCCTACAGTTTCCACGTCAAAGACAAAGGCGTCCTGTTCACTGTAATAGGAAACAAGATCCTCTAGCTTATCTAGTGTGGTAATAATATTCATTGCTCTCCTCTGATAGTAGAGGGGCCCGTGAGAAAGGAGGTAGACCGGGCCCCTCAAGTTAATGGGGTTGACTAGTTGCTGGCTGCGATTTCTCGAGCAATCTCTGCAAGTTCAGCCTTAGTGGACGTGTGGAGAGCATCTGGTCCAAGTGGCTTCATTGTTTTGATTAGCTCAGCAGCTGCAATAGGATCAATTTCCCATTCATCAGCGAGGTCACGTTCCTTGACAGGAACGATGGAGTAAGAAGTCTTGGTGCCTTGACCAGTCTTGCTTACTGCCCAGTATAGGTCAGGACGATTGAGTGGACCTGTCTTCGCATTTGAAGCAAGCTTCTCAAGCTGACCGCATAGACGAACCCCAACAATCATGAGTTGAAGTTGTGGGTCTTCATCAGAAAGGTTGAGAACTGTAAACGCAAACTTTTGGTCTGGCTTACTACCCACTGCGATTAGCGGATCATCCTCACCGATACTAATGAATGACTTTTTACCCGGACGATTAATCCAGTGCTGCATAAACACCATTGGCTCGTCAGAGATGAATTTGATAAGTTGGACATCTTCGTCAAAACGGAAGTCCGTTGCGAAGGTCTTTGTTGACTTGGCTACAGCTTTCTTAGCTGCACCCCAACCTGATTGAATAACAGATGAGTGTGAAGGAACTTCGTTCTCATCTTCAGGTGTAAAGAGTTCTTCTAACTCTTCTTGGTTGGGTGTTGCCATTGCATATGAATCTACGTTTGGTAGATCCTTCTGGATTTTTAATGAAGCGCTCATGGCTTCCTTTCTGTTACTTGGCTGATAGCTGAGACCCAGGGGTCTTTACGCTAGGTGGTTAGTTTGTTTCTTGATCATGAATTACTTTCCAAGATTCTGCCAATTCAATTGACATATCTGGATAGCGATTCCAATCAATTCTCGGAGCCTCTAGGAGACCACGAGAGTTGAAGATCCGAACAGTTTCCTCAATCATTGCTTTGGAATACATACGCCATCCTGGCTTCTTTACTCCGTCTACGATGATTGACTTTAGGCGATAGGGTGCACGTGGTATATAACCTTTTCGTTCCCAAAGCCGTAGAGTAACTATCGGTCTTCCTAGTGCTTGGCACAATGACCCTGCACTATATAATTCTACCACGTTTCCGTTAGGTAGTTTTTTAACCTGTGGATTTGCATCCCAGGATCCTTCTTCTTTTACCTTCTTTGGCTTAGCGTTTGGATCTACCGGGCGACGCTTCTTCTTAGAGCCTGGATAGTAATCATCTAAGCCACCAAAGAACTTGTCTACCTGATCTTCCATTATTAAGCCTTGCTAGTAAGAAATGCGTACGATACTTTCTTAGGGAACATCTTATCTACTTCTTCTTCTGTGATAAGACCTTCGTATAGACATGCCATAACTTCGTCTTCCTTAAGAACAGGCATCTGAACATAGCAACGTTCGTATAAACCTTTTTCTTTTAGAAGTGTTTCAGCAGTGTCCTCGTCTAAAGATTGAGATACCTTGCGCTGGCGCTGTAGGGATGTGAATCCGTCAACTTCGTGGGGAAGACGGAGCCACAAGTTTCCCTTTTCATCAGGCTCACCGACAGTATCGACTAGCTCTGACAAGTCTGCTTTGATTGAATCTCGTTGCTTACTCATGTCGTCAATGCGACTACGTAAGGATATAAACTCTGAGACCTTCGGCATGAAACCTGGGTCTTGTGGATCTGGGCGTTCAATAACAGTTGGCATTTTTCCTCCTGTTAATATTCTATAGGGTAATCCTTAAGAATGCAAATCGCCAACATAGGCCTTGAGAGCTTCGATAATCACGTCTGTAACGGTGCGCTCTTCGATGGCAGCCTTGTCTTTCACAGCAGTCCAGAGGTCGTTAGACACACGGATGGTGCGAGTTGGGGTCTTCGGTGCGTTAGGCATAACCATAGTTTAAACCGAAACCGCTTCTAAGAAAGCCCTAAGTGTTCCCGCAGTTAAGGTTACTCCGCCCTCTGTATTGATACCTTCACCATCGATAATCGCATTGGCAACAGCCATCTTCTGTACTAGCATGGCATGTTGACGCTCTTCAATAGACCCATCCATAATGAAGTCTTGGATTACGATTGAGGGCCATGTGCTGGATGCTCTTCTGATTCGTCCATTACGTTGAAGTGCGAGTCCTGCGTTCCACGGGAGATCATAGTTAATAAGAAGATTAGCTTGAGGTAGATCAACACCATAGCCCCCAGCATCAGAGCTGACAAGGATGCGAACTTCGGGATCCGTCTGGAACTTGACTTTTGATTCTTCTTTTTCTTTAGCATTCATTGCTCCTGTATACGGGGAAGACTTGTACTTAAGTTCATTACGAATCAAGTCAACCATATAAACGTAACTTGTAAAGATAACTACTTTGTTTCTTTCATCTTGCTCCAGGAAGTTATCAACATACTCTTTGAGTGCGGATAGCTTTGGAGTTTGCTTTAACTTATCCAGCTTGCCCGCCTCCTCCAACTCACCGGCATAACCGGATGTGGATGATGAGACACGTATCAACTCATGATGGTCGCAGAGCATACGAAGTGCTGTCAGCTTTGACATCACCTTGCCCTTGAGTGCATCCATCACATCGTTGGAGTGCTCCCCAGCGTAATGGCTGAACAGATCAAATGATGAGCCAAAGGATTCCACAGCGTCGTCTAGATCTTTTAGTAGCTGCTTTGCAATATCTTTATAGAGCACAGCTCCGGCACGATCAAACTCTACCAAAATCGGCTCCGCAAAAATTGTATCGGGCAGGTAGGGTGCGACGTCTGCATCTGTCTGTCTCTTGCGTACTGTTGTGCCTGCAAGTGTTTTGCTGAGGGTTGTTAAGTTACGGTATCGTTCTACACCGCCAAAGCGATTGCGTACGATAAAGGTTTGATCAAATAAATCAAAGCGTCCTAGGACCTTAGAGTCCACAAACTGCATAATGCTGTAAAGCTCTTCCGGCTTACCATTCTCAATAGGCGTACCGGTAAGTGCAAACTTAACTGGGCTTGCTAATTTTTTGACGTGCTTGGATCGTTTTGATCTGAAGCTTTTGATTGCGGTTGCTTCGTCGCAGATAATGAATCCCGTAGGGAGCTGTCGTATATACTCCCAGTCGTTAACAGCCTGCTCGTAATTGATAATAACGTAGTCAACCAATGAGTGACCCCAGTCGAAGGCTTCAGCGTACTGCGTTGCTCTTTGTTTTGGCGTTCCATCAATGACCAAAGGGTTTGAAGCACCATCGGTAAATTTCCTAATCTGATCTGCCCACTGATACTTCAGTGAAGAAAGGCAGATAACTATACCAGGCTCTGTAATTTTTCCTTCATCTTTTAACTGCTCTATAGCAGCAATAGTTAAAACTGTTTTACCCAGGCCAAGGTCATAAGCCACAAGCATCTTCCTGCGACTTACCATAGCCTCTACAGCCTCTACCTGATACGGTAGAAGTGTTCCGGTAAAACTCATACCTGTGCCTCTTCAAGATCTGATAAACGTCTGACAGAGTTACAAACCTTACAGGTTACAGAAGCAACAACACCGCTGCTGCGAGTACGTCGATCACTGATATGTACTTGAGCATCTGGACCAGTCAATGGATGCCCATTAATACACTTAGTCATATCAGGCTGGGCATATCTTCCTCGCCCTCTTTTTGTATTTTCGCTAAAAGTTACTTGCTCTAGATGCTCTGGATTGCAACAGTTTCTTACAGAGCAGAGATGATCTACCTGCATGTTTTCAGCAATCTTTTCTTTAAGCACAGCCATAGTAAGTCTATGGGACAAATAGAGCTTTCCCTTTATGTTAAATCTTCCATAGCCATCATCTGTTTTTCCAGTCCATAACCAACAGCTATCGGTCTTGTTAACTTTAGACCAGAAGTTATCTGGAAGCTCGTCAATAGAGTTATAGTCCAAGGATGGTCTTGCCATTATATAAAAGCCCTCTCTCCAAATACAGAGTGCTTTGCACTCTCTATACCTATTATAACCTGTTCTTCAAGCATGTCGCCAATGTCTTTAGCATCATTGGAGTAGTTAAAGAAGAAGCACTCTAGCCCCTCTTTCTTTGTACGAGCAAGCATGTCACGAGACGCCTTCTCACCAGCTGCATCAACTTTTGGATTATCAAAGGCTATGATCAACTTATCTGCACGACGCATTAGATCTACTTGATCCTGGCTGATGGACGCACCAAATGTTGAGACACCACCTTCAACTCCCAATGATGAGAGTTTTACTACATCAAGTGGAGACTCAACTACGATCATAGTTCCACCTGTCCAAACATCTAAGCCAAACAAAGTTTTAGATTTCTGCACACCAGTAGGGCGATTGCGGAAGTATCTATTGACCTGGCCCTTTTCCTGCCACCCCATAAGCTTGTTGTTTTCTGGATTACGAATAGGTGTGATCCAACCCTGCTGCTTAGCATCCCACTTAACCGAGTGCTTAACACAGGCGTCTGCAGTTAAACCTCTAGCAGATAAAGCCCAATCTGGTGGTACTCCGTCGAAAATCGCCAGACGTGCCTCACTCATTTCAAGCACCGGCTGTACAGGTATATAAGAGTTCTTAGCTTCTTCTAGCTGCTTAGCAATCAACTCAAAGTTGACCTCAATGTTCTGACGCAACCAGTCCTTGGCTGCCTCAAAATCAAGGCGACCCCACTGAGTTTCAAACTCATTGATCTCTGCAACAAGGGTAAGCAGGGTGCCACGATACCCACATGAGAAGCAGTGGTGTACACCGGTCTCTACGTTCATTGACCATGACGGGCGAGAGTCTGCACGACCAGTACGTTCTAAGTGCATAGGACATAGACCAAGCAACTCATCGTTGCGTTGATCTGTCTCAATACCTAGTCTTAGTAGTACAGACTCTACATCGCCCTCACGATACATATTAGTCCTCTTCTGTATATTCTTCTTTTGGTCGGTCATCCATCATTACGTAGTCTTCTGGCATGTCTGGCAAAGTTGGAGCAGTAGCTTTAGTACCGCACTCTGCACACTCCATGTCTAGGAAGTACATTGAGATTTCGTAGTCTTGGAACATAGCCTTGATGTTCCATAACTGTGATCCACAAGGACAGACGTGAGTTGGTTCTCCACGCACATCCATTGCGTTTGTGTAATCTGGTTTTAGATCGCTGATGTTTTTAATAATCTTTTCCTCTCCTGCGGTGTTGTTCCTGCCCAGATGCCCTCTAGGTTTGGGATCTGTAGTGCGTACTTGAAGCATTCTTTTTTAATCCAGCAGTCCCCACAAATTTCTTTAGCAATTTGAACCGCCTTATGATTTGTGTATTTTTCTGGAAAAAAGATTTCTGGGTCTTCGCCAGCGCATAGCTGGGTTCCGTTAAAAGGATTGAATTGGAGTGCCAAAGGTTCCATACTCTTCAAACTTCCCTTCTTCCCAGTCCCATAGAAGGTCGCTAGTTGCTGGGCCGGAGTTACGGCTTGCAACAATACGAAGTTCACGAGATGAATCATCTTCCTCATCTTGTTTCTGAAGACCCAAAATAACATCTGAGTCCTGAAAGAACGAGGATGAGTAACCAATCGCATCTGCAGATACCTGGCGCTTCTTCATCTTCCAAAGAAGAACCTGAGTAGACACCACAATTGGAATATTAGCTTTTTGTGCTAGTCGCTTTAAGTTACGAGTAATGCTTGTCAAAGCTTGTGGAGTATTAGATTCTCCGCTAGCTTCATCAACCATAAGATAGACACCATCAACAAAAACAATGTCAGGCTTAATCTTTTCAATTTTTGCCGCCAATCCAGTTACTGTCATGGCAGAGGTGCTATCTGTAAGATAGAACTTCTGCATAGTTTCCATACGTTCAAGAGTTGCTTTGTATCTGCGTTCTTCTTCAATGTTTAGATTGCCTCGTACTAAACGAGAGTGTGCAATCTTGGCACGCATAGCATCATGACGATGTTGCTGCTCAATGTTACTCATCTCAAAAGACTGAAACATTGGGACGTGACCGTCTTCATGTACGTTAACAGCAATCTGCATAGCAAGTACAGACTTACCTGTCTTTGGTGGAGCAATAATTGTAATGAGCTGACCATTCTGCAAACCGGCAGTAGCCTCATCAATTGTTTTAAATCCTGTGCGGTAACCTAGAAGACCACCATCACGAGTCTTGATATCCAGGTATTCCTGGTAACGCTTGTCTGGATCCTTAGTAAGATCAACATCGCTAGACTGAGTAGCACCTTCATCATAGATAGTTGCAATGCCCGAACTCATTTCGGCAATAGCACCATCGTGGTTACCAGAAGCAATAAGCTCTGCAGCAGATTGAACTACCTCGATAGCCTTTTGACGTCTACGGTATTCGACTAACTGATCTACTAAGTAGTCGAGTGAGTCCTCTACTGCAAGCAAACGGTATGTAGGGAAGTTATCTTTAACAGTTACAGCACTAGGGATCTCTTGGTAACGAGTCCAGTGTGTACGGATAAACTTCCAAACAGCACGGTTCTCATCAACAAAGAACCAGCTATCGTCAACACCTTTTTCTAAGGCAGGGATAATCTCTCGAGTTCTTACAACCCGAGATATTAATCTCTCTTCATTATCTGCTGCCACTGGCTGCCCCCATATCTAAATACCAATGCCCATAACGTAGCCCACGTTCGGGTATATCAATAACATGCTTTAGCTCTGGCCTGTACGGTAGTTCTGCAACAAGATCTGCCGGAACTCTATAAGCCTTTGCGTAGTTAAACGGATTAGTTCCAAGATTGTCTAGATCTTCAAGAACCTCATCCATTTCTTTTTGAGAAAAACCGTACCCTACTAATTCTAACTTGTAAGAGTAGGCTTCTGCAAATCGCCAGAATAAAGATAGCGACTGTCTATTGTACGTAGTTTCTTCACCACTGACCGCCACACCAAGTACCTTCTTAAAGGTGGGCCTGCGATCAAGGATGCAGTCCAAAGTAACCACAACCCGCATAGGAGTTTCATTTGATATATCGCCCCCACGCATGTTTACAGTACTTCGATCTTGCCGTACTTCAGTAAAAAGTCTCTAAACATAATTGGATCTAGGCTGGCTAGAGCTGCGTCAGTCTCAGGAGCTTTGTTAGAAATCTCTACTGGATACACACCAGAGTTATTTTTCATCTTTTCTGAAACATAACGTGTATGCTTGCATGCGTTTCTAGTGTTGTAGCCTTCGCAGTTGCAACGCAGCTTTTTATTATCAACGTTGATCCAAACCTCATGTGGTCCAGAGTCAGATAAAAACAATTGCGTAACTTGCCATGAACTCATAGTAGTTTCCTTCATCCTCGTCTGTCCCCCTGTGGCGCTTCTACTTCGATTGGTATGAACGCCTCCATAGCAAAGCTTCCCATAGGTGAACCATAAACACTTCCCCAATTCTCAAGAGGAACGTTCGTAGTTACAATCGTTGGTAGCCCTGCGTTAAACCTTGAACGTAGCAACGCATCAAATGTGTTCTCTGCCCAACCTGATGCGGTTCTATATTCCTTGCCAATATCATCTAAAACAAAAACTCTTACATTATTCATTCTATCCGAGTCACCATATATGCCGTCAAGTAGGATCTGAGTTGACTCATCCTCATCAGAGAACTGAGACTTCTGAAGCCTCAAGAGCTTTGGATAGTCCATAAACCCGCCTATGCGGTTTGGGAGTCCTCCGGGAGTACCTAAGACGTCTCCTGGAATACCCCTAATAAGGCTCTGGAGGGCCGTAGAGGCCATTGTAGTCTTTCCGTGACCTGGATTACCCACCAGCATAATTCCAAGTCCGCAGGATGGGGATCCAGCCTTTTGGATGATCTCCCCATTGACCACTCTAGCCACCCATTTCTTAACTGCTTCTAAGGCCGGTGTGGAATCCAAATCAGAGAATTCTTTCCCGATGGTTTTCATTGGGAGACCAGCCTGTACGATTTGTTTACGGATGCTTGGAGCTTCTTTAGACAAGTCGTACATTATTCTCCCTCTAGTAGTCGCATCATCTTTTCTTGATGTGCTTTGAACTTAT